AGCCTAGCTCTCGACATGTTGTTTGCTTCGGGGTTCTCGGCATTACTTAAGGAATCTGAGTTTATAAAGCGTTGACTGCATGAGCGCAACGATCTCGTCAATACTGTTCTGTATGGCTGAGTCATCACCCATCGAGCTTCGGTAAACCCTAACGTATTCCAGCATGTACTCTAGCTCGGCTATCGCTGTTTGTTCTGGTGCTCGATACTCGACAGGGTAGTTAAGGATCTTAGCTTCCAGCCCTTGATACTGCTCGACTACTGTGTCTACTAAATCACCGAGGTCATCGTAGTAAGAGCCTAGAGCCTTGTGCTCTGCGTAAGACTTAGACTGTAGGTGCAGGATGTGTGCGTTGGTGACACCGTGTAGCAAGCACATAATGAACTCGCCCGGAGACTTAGCGGGCTTCTCTGATCGCAGTGCTTCCAGAAAATGCTTTTTCATGTCGAGACCTAAAAAAAAGCCCTCATCGCGAGGGCAAACCAACAGAGGGAAGGAGGTCTAAATTCATTGTACGGCTGTCAGTGTTTGGAATCAAGATCCTTTTTGAATGCTTCTATAGACTTTAGTAGGGCCTTACTTTTTTCTTCAAGCTCGGCAGATATTTCTTCTAGCTCTTCCAACTGAAGCTCAATTCTGTCCCAGTCCGTGAGATCCTGAGTCAGACTGTTCACATACGCTTGCCTTGCTGCTTTTTTGAGATCCATTGTTAATCCTTTCGATTTCTCGGTTGATGTACCACACTGCTTTCTTGAGATCCTCGGTTGCATCTTGAGACTTCAAACCTGCTCGTAGGATGTACTTCACTGCATTGCCTAAGCAGAAATTCATGTGCTCGGTAATCTCTATGACTTCGATGCCTGATGGATGAGATTTGTAGTGCTTTGGGTTTATCGGGTCGTTCACAGTAACTCCTTAATGTGCTCAGGGACCTTCGGCAACGGAGCCCACGCTACCGCCCAATCTGACCAGTGACCGATGACACAAACTCCACCGGGGTTTAATAGCAACATCTTAGATCCGAGCGGTGGTGTCTTGTCTTTAGGTGTCATCCAGACCGTATGCCCTGCTGTGTAGTCTTTCATTTTTTGAAGTAGTACCACGCCCACGCCCCGTGTCTACCTTCTGTCCACTTGTACCGAGTCTCTCTGTCGACAAGACCTTTTGCCATCAATGCTTTTAGATGCTTCCTTGCACCTTCAGTCGTGCAGCCGAAGTGCTGGGCAAGATCGTTAAGCGAATAAGGCTGAGTTAAGTGGGCTAAGTAGATTTTCTCGGTCTTTGTCAGCGGTTTGTGTTTACGGAGAATCTGTTTGACTAACCATTTGACTTGATCCGTGTGGTGAACAAGTCCGAGGTTATGCGCCATCCGTTGGATCTCAAAGTCTGTCATTGCTCACCCCTTGCTTTAATGTCGTCTCGTGTCATGTGTTTTCCCTTATTTGATAGTCCTTAAAAACCACCCCTTTGCTTGCGTCTCCCTTCCAGCATTCTCTTACCCATCCACGCTTTCCTGATTTATAGATGCGCCAATGTCCACGAACCTGATGTCGGCGTGGCGTTGCGTGTTTGCCACCTTGTGGGTCATTTTTTTGTTTCGGCGGCTCTACCATCACGGTATGCCAATCAAATGTCAATGCAGGCTTGCCTTTGGACTGCCTTTTCTGATTTATGAAAGTTCGCTGTGGTGTTGGTCTATACCCTTCGGTTTTCATAGCCAACTTAATCATCACGGCAAGCACCATGCGATGCACTGGCTTGATGTCCTCCAATGTAATCTCTTCGCCTTTGCGGTAAATCTTAAACTCATCACCGTCTAATATGTATGCGTATGGTGGAAAGTATTTACCGCCATGCCACATTGAACATCCGCCAACAGTAACGGAGCCATCACCCTGTGAAAGCCACATCGCAAAGTCTCTGCCGCCAGTGTCAAGACCAACAATACCTGTGCGTTTTGATGGCAGGTGCATTAGAAACTCAGCAGGCACTTTTGTGTCTTGAACCGCATTCATCTGACCAACATCAAACCATAAAGCAGTTTCTGGTTCCGGCGCAAACCTGACGGCTTTGCGAACTAAAGGGGTCATTGCTCACCCCTTGCTCTGATTGCATCGGAAAAATTCAGCAGCACTGTTGCAGTCCAGCTTTGCAAGCGATGGTCAGCATCCATTGAGCTGAGGTCTACGTTCAAGAGCAAATTCGCACACGCCTCACGTTCATGCGCTGCAACAAGTTCGGCGAAGCGTTCAAGGAACTCTCTTTCGGCTTTCCACTCCCCATTCAAGCCGTCCGCAATACCTTCTGCCAGCCCAGCCTCACGTGCCAGCTTGATGATGTCTTCTTGGGTCATATCTCACCTTTGATGACGTTGATCGCATACTTGTAGTAGGTGTGCGATTCGTTTCGCTCTTGCAGTCGCTCAAGGATGTCGATGATCTGCTTCTCTTTCTCAGCCGCAACAAGGGCGGCGAAGCGTTCAAATAATTCGAGGTTTGCGCCCGTGTATGAGACTGGGTTAAAACCAGCCTCTCGCGCCATCTTGATAATGTCGTCTCGTGTCATGTGTTCTTTTCCTTTAATTTGGCTTCGACGTAAATTGCAAACGCTTTGCACCAGCCTTCCGGGTCATCGTTCCAATCCTGATTGGCATCGTATTCAGCGTGACAAAACGCATCGTGAATGTCATCGTTAGTAAGCCCGACCCATTCTTTTGAATAGGAAAGAGCCGCGCCAACTGGAAGCGCGACAGCGGGATCAGTCGGCTGTATGACGCAATGCCCGTCTCGGAATCCGGTTATGTACGCTTTTATCTCGGCCATAGATATGTCGCCGCTTGAAATGCGCCAGCGTCCACTAATGTCTCTTCGTTGATTTCACGGCCACCGGGAAGAACATAGACGTTCTTCTTGATGTAATGGGGCACGATGGTGATCTTTTCGTAAAGGTAGACCTTGACCCAATCACGCTCTTGTTTCGGTTCCTGTTTTTTCATGTTGAATTCCAAAAGGGTTATTCCATAGGAAAGGTTTATTTCTGTTTTGCAACTTGATTTCGACTGCGTTGTAACCGTAAGCCCTGCCGATCTTCTTAGCAACCGATGACTGATGTGAAAGCAGCCTTCTTGTGATCTTGCCCTCAGCTAACAAAGGCATTAACGCGTTTTGAATCAACTTCGGGCTTATCTTCATCTTCTCGGCTAGCTCTTTCACCGTCACAGGGCTTATTCGTTTCTGCATATATTTAAGACAGGCTAACCCACGATCAATCTTTGCCTGTTTCTGAAGTCTTGTAAGACTCATTTATCTGCTCTCCTTTGCGCTGCTTCGTTCGTATATTTCGTGCCGTAGCGCCTTCTCAGTTTTTCGATGTTGTGCTCAAGGATCATGTTTCTGTTGAGACCGAGCTTCTGTCGGATGCCCTCGAGATAAAACTCGATGTCGCCCAATTCCTCGATGACGTTGTCAATGTCTAAGGGTTTTTGGTAGATCGCCCACTTCTTGATTGCGTCTAACAGTTCCCCAGACTCCCCAGAGACTCCAATGGACATGTGCAAAACAAAGGCTTGATCCGGGCTGAGATCGTCGAGGATGTCGCATCCGGGCTTTGCAAGTGCAGTGACTAATTCTGTGTGGTTCAAAATGGTGCCTCCTCTATGGTTTTCAAAATGTCGCGCTTAGTGACTTTGTTTTTCTTAACCCACTTGCCTTTTACTAACGTCTGCTGAAACGGCCAGTTGGGGTGTTTTGCTAGTTCTTTCGTTGGTTCCATATCGCCTCCGTAAAATCACATTGTCGTAAGCCTGCTTTTTCCCATAAAGCATTTACCGATGGTCGGCGGATTTGAGCTGATAATCGGTAGGCAACCCTCCGACCTCTTGAACGTACTGTTGGCTCTGCCTGTCGAACCAGAGCTTCGCAACACCCTCCCATTCACCATTCCTCTGTTTCTCGAAAGATAGGAAGGCATCAGGGATGGAATGATCCACTACACCATTGGCCTCAAAATCGCGCTCCTTCGATTTATTTCTGTGCATGAGGATTACGTTGTCCACTTGATCTGCGACGCTCCCAGACCCCTTTAAATCGTTTTTAGAGGGTGTTCTGTTGTCATCAGACTGTTTCCTGATATGGTGAACCAAATGAATGTGAATATTCTGATCTCGCGCAAGACCGCACAGCTCGTCTGTAAAATTTTTCTGTGCGTTGTAATCATCCTCGCCGCGAACGCACTTCATTAAGGAATCAATGAAGTAGTGCTGGCAACCCAACATCGTCTTGCAGTAAACCCCGACTCCTAAGACTTGAGGTGGACTTACAGTCCCTTGCACGTCGTAGAACCAGAGTCGGTCTTTAACCCATTCCTTGAACTTCTCGTGAGCCTGTAAGGTGGGAAATGACATCCGCGACCACTGCCTCACCATCCGCTTTAGTGTCCGAACCGGCTTCATCTCAAACGAAGCGATCACCACCTTTTGATGTTGGTGGATCAGGTGCAGAGCGATCTGGCCTGCAAGCAAGGACTTCCCAGATCCGTTCTGGCCTGCAAGCACAGTGACCTCACCTAAACGGTAGGTGAACTTATCTTCGAGTTTTGCAAACGGCATGACGATGTTCGGCTCTTCAGACGGGTTCCTCATTTCTTCTATGAGGTCGTCCATACAATCTTGAGCGGGCCTGACTTTCACAGATGCTTCCATCTGCTCGTACCACGCCTTGTAATCGAGGTTCTCGAGAATCATGCGTCCACCTCCGAATCCCAGTAGAGACCGGGGGCGTAGTTAGCTATCACGCGGGCGGGCGCACATATTTTCAGAGCTTGCAAGATGGAGTGGACTTGATCGGGATCTCCTCCATTGACATGCATCCGTAATCCTCTGGCCCATCGAAAGTCTCGGTCTTTAGGCTCAACGACAACAACGGGATACTCCGGGTCATCGTCTGGCTTTCCAACAAAGTCGATAAAAACAGCTTTAGGTGGTTTGCCTGCAAGTTGTAGGCTGTTTACGAAGTCGTGGCCTTTCATCAAATGCCCCTTCCTTCAAAACCGTTGAGCTGAACGACAGGCTTTGCTTTATTCACCCAGTCTGCTTTAAACGCAGTCCAGTTTCTTTCGCATATCTCTTGCAATGCAGCATTTAATGTAAACCCAGCTTTATTAGCCTCCCTCACAATGCCATTCCACGCCGCTTCAGTAAGCGGTGCTTTTTTATTCTTCCTAATTAAGATGAAATCATCCCATATGCGTTGATCTACATTCTCTGGCTTCTCAACACTATATTTGCTTTTCTTATGGTTATTGGTTATTGGTTTATGGTTATTGGTTAGTTGCACGGTCGTTGAACGGTCGTTAGAACCCTTTTCAACGTCCGTTGAAGCCTTGTTGAGAGCACGTTTAGCAGCCGATGCTTTGCCTGCTTTAGAAGCAGACTCAAGTTGCTGGCGATAGTTCTGTATCTCTTTATCGCATCGTTTGTGATGCCAT